AACTTGTCCACCGCCGGCTTCTTGACCGTGCCGATGGCGGAGGTGGTCCAGATGGTGTCGGTGGGACCGGGTTTGGCGGCGGCGGAAACGTTGCCTGCGCCCGGGATGGTGAAGGCTTTGCCGGTGGGGGCAAAGTACAGAAAATCGCCAGTGGCGATTACGGATGGTTGTGCTTGCATGTTTTGTTTTCCTTATTGGTTGATGGTTTATTTCAGGTGGCGTCGAACGTCATGTTGGTTTCGAGTTCCAGGCGGTAGTACTGGAAGACGGTTTCGCTTTTTTTGAACTCGCCCTTGAACGTGCCCAGCGGCATCCCGAAGACAACCCGAAGCCGCTGCTGGTTGGGCAACAACAATCCTTGCAGCGCCGCCGCCACAATCCGCGCCGCATCCTGGCAATGAACATTGGTGTCGGGGACGTTGCGCCAGATGGCGGGAACTTCGCCGACGAGAATTTGCTGCGAGATGCCGGCGGCAACCAGGGCACCGGAATTGTCGCGCGAGTTGGTGAACAAAGGCACGCCGATCAGGATCATCAGGCCGAGTTCGCCCATGGCCCGCAAAATCTCGTTGTTCAAATCGTGCGAGTCTTCCACCACGAGCGCCGCGCCGGCCAGCGGCTTGCCGCGGGCGAGCAGCGGCGTGAGCACTGCGCTCTCGGCGTCTGTCAATGTTTTTAACGTGCTCATCAGTTCTGGAAAAATTGGTCAATCACTTCGGAGAGCGCCGCGTTGTATTCCGGCAGGCGGTCCTCGATGCCGCGCTGGATCGGCTGGCGGGCCGGGATGTCCGAGCCGGGATGGTGAACTGAATGCCGGAACACGATGCCGTTCTCCTGGATGAACAGGCTGGTCTTGAGCGCGCGCATGTTGCCGCGCGTGCCGTGCAATTTGGCCGAGAAATCCTGCGCGGTGAATACCTTCGCGCCAGCGGCCCCGAAGCCAATGGCCAGCGCCTTGCCATTGCGCGCCACGATGTCGTGTGCCTTGGTCTGGCCGCCGAACTCCTGGATGGCCGCATAGACCACGTTCGAGCCGATGTCCGAGGTGACACCGTTGCTGGTGATGGTGGCATCGCTGGCACGATAACTTTGGCGCAGGCGGCCGGAGATGGCGCGCAGGCCGTCCATCGTGGTCGGGCCGTCTTTCGGGAAGCTGGCGTAGTGCTGCTGGATGTACGAGACGGTGAGCGCGTTCTGCTCATCCATCGCGCCGAGCAACGCCTTGGCCAGGCCGGCCACGTCCGCAACCTTCGACTGCGACAGGTCGCGCGCGATTTTGATTTGGAAAACGGGGTCGCTCATGTGAGTGAATAACGGACGTACTGGCCGACGCGAGATTTCACCTGGGGCAGTAAATTATCCACGAGGTTCGCCGCCGAGATGCGCTGGACCTTTTCCTCGATGGTGATGCCCTGGCCGAGCTTGTCCTTGAGCTTCCAGTTTTCGGCGCACTGCATGAGCCAGGCTTCGAGCAGATCAGCGGGCACCAACGCAGCGCCGCCGGGCACGGCCGTCGGGAAGCCGGCCGTGGGATTGCCGGCCCCGTCAACCGGCTCAAGTTGTTCCCAAAAGAATCCGCCGGTGTAGGTGAAGCGGGCCTGCGCATACCAGGGGCCGAGATCGGCCTGCTCCGGGAAATTGATGACGCCATTGGCCTGATCAATCGAGATGATGTTGTTGAGGTCCTGTGCGACCCAGCCGCCCGATTCCTTCATTTTCAAATCCACGGCCGTCAGCGTTTCCAATGGGTAACGCGACAACAAAAACTGGCAGCGGTCGGCGGGGATGATTTCCACATTGCCCGCCGCGCGCATGAATTTGCGGCCGCAATAATTCTCGAACGCGGTGGCCACGCCCTGGCCGATGATCGTGATGGCGGCATCCCAATCAGTCCGGCTGCGCAACACGGGTGCGAGCAGGTACGTCTTGAGCGAGGTGAGATTGGCAAAGCCGGCGTTCATTTTAATCTCCTGGGTGCGGCTCGGCGCTGGTGACCAGGCGGGGACGCGAACCGGGAATGGTTGTATTGGGCTTGGGCAATATGTCGGCCGTGGTGGCCCGACGCGGAGAATCCGCCAAAGGCCGGCGCTCAGGCGCGCGAGTCATAACGTCGCGGGCCTTGAGCATCCGGTCCTTGGGCGGTTGATTTAACATGGGAGCCTTTATTGCGACTGGCTGTCGTAGTGGGCGCTCACCGAGTTGAGCTTGTTGGTGACGAGCGCCGGGGTGATGGTGGCCGAAACGATGCGGCCATAATTGCCCACGAAAATCGCATCGCCAGACATGGCTGCGGTCGTGGTGCTGCCGCTGGCAGCGGCGGGAGCAGGAATGGTAGTAGCGGATGACATCAACTCCACTTCATCGCCAACCGACGTGGCCACACCCCAACCGCCGGAGGCCAGCACAACACCAGTCCCGCCATAAGGCGCGGCATTGGTGTTGCTGAACCAGCTCGCCACCGTGCTGGAATAACAAGTTCCGCCATGCTGCAACACCAGGACGGCGGAGGTTGACAGCCCGTTCGTGCTGCTCAACAAGTTAGTTGTGCTGCTGGTCGCCACGTTGGTGGCGGCAATGGAATAGGGCGTGGTGCCCGTGGCAAAGGACAGCGAGGAATTGTTCGTGTCCGTGTTGTAATTCGCGTAGATGACGCGGACCTGGGAGTTCGCGTCATACGGGAAATATACAGTCGCAGGCGCGGCGGCGTTACCCACGGCGCTGACCGTTTTGTAAGTCGGCAAGCCCGCAAACGCTGCAACGCAGGCAGCCAGGCCGACCAGTGTGGTGAGAAGAATTTTTTTCATGTTCAGTCTTTCGTTGTGTTTAAATGATGGTTTAGGACGGTTTAAAAAAAGGGGTTAGTCACCTCCCCCGTGGTCAATTTATTGGGCGGCGGTTTGCAGCGCGCTCATGGCATCCGGTGCCATCGCCTCCACGTCGATACGCTCAATGGCGCGCATCCCGATTTCGTCGGTCGCGAAGTAAACTTCGCGGCTGGTCTCAACACGCGGCGTGCCGCGTTCGTCGAGGAACCAGTAGGAGAGATCGCCGAACAAACCGAGGAACGTGCCGGGCGCGGCAACCTCCTGGTAGCTCTGCATGATGCCGACCCACTTGATCGGAAAGCCGTCGAGCGTGGCCGGCTGGTTGCCCTGGGCCGGGCGATAAATCAGCGGCGCACCGATGGTGTTGAACGTGACAAACAGCGCCTCCATCGTCGGATTGGCGTAATAGCAGGCGCTTCCCATCTGGAGCACGGCTGCGTTGACCAGGGTGCGGAGCTTGCGCCATTGAGCCAGGGTCGAATCGCTGGGCTTGGTTTTGCCCGCGGGCATGAGCGCCAATTGCGGGGTGTTCGGCTGCGCAGCGACGTAGGGACCAACGCCGTAGCGATTGTAGGTGGCCGTGTTGTCGCCGAGGAAACCGATGGAATCCTCGAAGTGCGCGAACCGGCGGGAAACGTACCGCGCCAGGAACTGGCCCAGCGGTATGAACGTGTCCTCTTCGATTTCGGATGGGATGCGGATGATGCCGCCAATTTTCTGAACCGTGTGCGTCACATTCACGGCGCTGACCTTCTTTTCACCGACCTGGCCGCTGGCCGCGATGATGCCGAACGCATCCTCGCCGACTTTTAATTGCGGCAGGTTCATGGTAGGCGCGCCCATCGGGAACACGGTGGCGTTGGCGCGGAACTGCCCGTACTTGTAAACCAGCTCGACAATCTGCGGCACGTAGATCACCGGCAGGGGAATGTCCGCGCTGGTCAGCGCGGCGCGGGTGACGCCCAGATAATCAGCCGCCTTGGTGAGACCGGCCTCCATGTCGCCGAGGGACTTTGAGTTCCATTTGTCCTGGCGCGCGGCGCAGCCCATGTAAATGCCGGCCATGGCGAGCGCGCAGGAGTCGGTCACAAACGGCACGCCGTTCACGTAACGCACGCCGGTGTCACCCTCGCGCAGCAGGGATTGCTTGCGGAGTTTGCCGAGGTCTTTCTTTAATTTTTCCTGGTCATCGCCCATCGTTTTGAGCAGGTCGGGCAGTTTCTTGATGGCGGCAAAGCCACCTTCCACCTTGGCCAGTTCCGCGAGTTCTTTGAACATGCCGTTGTAGCCCTTGAAGCCTTCGAGGATGCCCTCGAACTCCTTGATCTGTTCGGGTGACAGCACGGTGGTGTAACACATGGCCGTGCGCCGGCTCATGGCGATTTGCGAGAGCTGCCAGCAGCCCACGAGCAGGGCACAGGGGAGAGGCGGCGCGCCGAGATGAGCAAGGCCGACGGCAAATAGGATGACGGCGAACAGCGCCAGCAGGTGGCGATACGGTTTGAGAATTTTTTTCATGATCAGATAATTCTTTGGTTGATGGTTAGTTTTTGAGGACGTCATGGAGTCCCCTGGCCAATTGCAGCAAGCGCACGTCATGGACACCCGCGCCGGACGTGCCACCAGGGGCAGCGGGGTCTGTTTCTTCACCGCAAAATTGTTTAAGATAATCGAATAACGATTTCAGATCGGCGCGCTCGACGGCTCCCTGCTTGAGAGCCGCGCCGATGGTCGCGCCGGGATTCGCAGGCACAACCACCAGGGATTTCTCCAAAAGCTCCTGTTCGGTGTAGGTGCGGTCGGGTTTGTCATTGCTGTCGCCGCTGACCCATTCCAAGGGAATGAAGCCAACCGATTGCGAGCGGATGAATCCCCCCTTCGACATTTTGTAGGCAACCAGGCCGAGCGGATTGTCCACCGCGAACAGGCAGCGGCAGCAGAGCCGGCCTTTCTGTATCTGGTCTTCCAGGGGAAGAATGTCGCGCCCGAGGATTTTGGTGATGCTGGAATAATCGTGGCAATCCGGCACAACGGGATTGGCCAGAAAGTTTTTCAACTTCCACCCGGCCTGGGTGACGACTTCGTTGTAGCGGTCGAGAGTGTCATCGCTGGAGATGAAGTCCATCACGGGATCAGCGCCGGCAACTTCCTTGACTGTGCAATGGATGCCGCCACGCAGGCCGAGAGCGCCGGTGTTCAATTTCACCAGGCGCGCGCCGAATTCTTTTTGGAGTTGGTCGAGTGTTTTCATGCTGCTTTTTTCAGGAATTTCATTTCACCCACTCCGAACACGAGGTAGGTGACGGACTTTTCGTCCTCGGACTTTTTCTGCGCCGCGAGCTGGATGCACTGACAGTTGATGATGTTCTCCAAAGAAGCGCCCAGGGAATCATCACCGGGGAACATGAGCTGCTCGCCCATGACCTCGAACGGATCGTCAATGGGAATCGGATCGTCGATGTACATTGCCTCCGCCTCGGCATGGGCCGGCCGCACGTGCGGGCCGTGCGAACTCAGCCAGGCTTTAAATTCGATGCCGGCCTTTTTGATCGCGGCCTGGCGCGCGGTGTTGTAGGCGATGTTCACTTCCGTCATCGCCACGCGCCGCGCCTCGTAGTCGCCCAGGCTGTTGAAGACCGCCTTGACGCGGTCCACAAGCTGCGCGTGCGTCTCGCCGGCCTCGACGCCTTCCATGAGCGACGTGTTGAGCTGGTCTCGCACCGTACCACCCGTGCCCATGATTTTCTGTTTGCGCGCGGCCAGAAATTCCAGCACAGCCTGCGGCGGATACTCCCAGGGATCGTCCACGCCCACCTCGGCGTTTAATTCTTCACCAGCCTGTTGGAGCACGGTGCGCAGCGGCACGTTGAGTTCGGTCGCGAGGGCGTCGCCGAATTCGTTCGCGGAGAAAATGATGTCGGTGAGAGAACGCTTGCCCGCAAACTCCCAGTCCTTGTACGAGGTCGCGCCTTTTTGCAGATGAACCTCGTCGAGCTTCGCCAGCGTCTTGCCCCGGAACTTGAGCAGCACCTTGCTGACTTTGCCCTGGAACAATTTCACCGACGACTTGCGCGCCGCGACGTGTTTCTTCCAGAGCGCGGTGGCGTCCGGTTTACGAACTTCGGCGGGCGGTGCACTGAGCAGGCGGAGGAAACCGAGGGCGCGAGAGAAAGGTGATCCCTTCTCTTCATCAGCCTGGTCTTTGTCATCGCCAGTGGCGGCGTCGCCACCTTCCGACGGCAGCGGTTCGGGCGGTTCACCGGCACCCTGCAAATTGAACGGGAGATAACCTTTTTTATACCAGGGCTGGTCCGGCAGGCCGAGATCGAGGCTGGTGTTGATGTCGCCGACAGGCACGCCCATGGCGAACATTTTGGAGCCGGTCTCCCAGCGGGCGCGGCGCGCGGCCTGCATGATGGGCAGGCTGTCCACGTCGAACCAGCCGATGAGATCATCGCCGAAAGTCCCCACGATGGGAGCGACCGCGGCCTCGATGGCCGCGCACAAACTGCCAATGGTGGATTCAATGAAGGAGATTTTTACCGAGTCAAGCGAGCCGCCCGCGCCGCCGTCGTTCAGGTCGGCGGTGAACCCGGCAAAACTTTCCGGCACAC